TAAATCCCAGTTTATATACATTTCAAACCCAATTATGTCCTTAGTACTGGAAGCCAACTTATGTTTAATATACGCGTTTTTATCGAACGAACGACCTACGTAATAATTTAAAAACCCATCGGCATCATATGAAGGAATTACAACCATATTTTTTAATGGTCCTTGTTCACAGTAATGTAAATCATATTTAACTACGTCTTGTTGAGTAATTCCTCTTTGATCTAAATAATGTAATGCGTGTTTTGATAAAACTGCAGAACTTGAAATTATAGGTGTAACTTCTTTAGGTAATTGTAAAGTGTTAGCATCAATTTTTTGTTTGACTTTTGATTTGAAGTTGTATTGTTTGTCAATTTCTTTTAAAGCACTAAATGCGGCACCTGGAGCGTTAGCTTTTTTAAGTAACTGAAAAGCTCTATGACCTTTATAATTACAAACCCAACATTGAAATTTTTGAGATGATAAATTAAACGTTAATTTTTTCTTATGGTGGTTACAAGAAGGACATGTAAAAACAGCTTCATCTCCTCCACGAGCAGATTTACTTCCACCTAAAATTGATTCTAATAATCGTTTTAATAAATCTTCTTTCATTTAAAATCTCTGTCGTAAAACTTACCTAATATGTTATCATTAAGGTATAACTTGTCTTCTAACACCTCTAACACAAATTGATATTTACATTCTAAATATGTAAGTTCTTTTTTATTGTAAGCTATTTGTAAGATTTTTCTTTCTAAATCATCATCATTTGCATCTTTAATAAATGCATGAGAACCATAGTAAGTTTTCCAATCGCTTTCTTTTAACACTCTTTTGAATGTTGGTGGGCGACCTTTACCTTCATATAGGGCTTTTTCTTTTTTACCTAATTTTTTCTTTAAATTGTAAATTAAAGATTTTTTACCAATGTACCTTTTTCCAGTTGGAAGATGGGTTGTTTGATAGATGAAACCAAATGCGTTCTCTGGGAGATCACTGATTTCTTGTATAATTTTGTCTTGATAGTACCATTGCATAGTACCAATGTAAAAAAAAGACCCTGGAAAACCAAGGTCTTTTTAAAAAATATTTTTGTTATAATATTAAGCTACCATGAATGTCATGTAAACTTTAATAGTTGTTGCTGCTGTTCCTAAATCAGCACCTTGAGCTCTAAAATTAACATGAAGATCTCTAGCTGCTGATGAATACCCAGTAGCTGCAAATGCTACTGCTTCAGAAGTTGCTATACCAGCTGCTGCACCACCTGTTCCTGATAAGTAATTTGCATCTCTTCCTTCTCCATTTAATATTGGTGATATTGGGAAATTTGCAGTCCATGTTAATGCTGCACCACCATCATCTAGTAAAGCTGTTAATGCTACTATTTGTCCTCCTGATGCTGCTGTACCTATTTCGAAATCAAAGTCATTACCACTTGATCCTCCTGTTACAATATTTCCAGCTGGAATAAAAGTTACATTCCAAAGATATGTTCCTGCTGGTTGTGAAATTGCTGGAACTGCATAATCTGTATCGTCTGTAACTGCAATTGTTGCTGATGTTGCTTCTGCTGTGATAAATTTATTTGAAGTATCAATTAAATCTGCAAAGTTTGCTTCTGTAGGTTCGTCACCTGCATTGAAGTATCCTTTTAATGTTGAGTTTGTTGTTAATGCCATTTTTTATTTTTTATTTTTTATTTTTTATTTTAACTAAATACTGGTGTGTTGTCTGCTCCAACAAATCCCCACACATATACTACTGTTGTGGAAAGTGCTAGGAAGTTTACTTCATATGCTCCTGGAGTGTTTAATGTTAAAATAACATCATTCGAAGCATCTGCTAATACAGCTTCTCCATTATCAACACCATCAGTATTATTAATCCACTGTACTGCTCCTTTATAAAGTGCTGTAGTCATTGTAAATATATGATCTTGTGCATCTACAGCTGCTCCTCCATAAATAAATTTATATCGTTCTCCTGCTGCTGCTGGTTGTTCCATAGTAAAAGTTGAGGCTGTTGTTTGATCAGGCACTATAAGTGTGTGACCTTGATATGTTGCTTTTGTTAAAGCTGTTGATCCGTCTGGTAATACTATCGGTATTGGTAACATTGAATCTATTAAGTGACCGAATTCTGCTTCTGAAGGTTGGTCTCCTGTTTCAAAAAATGCTGCTAGTTCTGAATTTAATTTTGCCATAGTGTAATTTGCTTTTTATTTTTTATTAATATAACTTAAATTTTCAATTATACGTATATGGTTTTTTTAGAAGACGCAATTTTATGTGTCCCATCTTAGCACAAAAGTTGTATCTGTTTCATCTGACATTCTTACTGGTTGTCCTAATTTACCTACTACTAACAGTTCCATATTATCATCATAAAGTCCAACTGTTGTAACGTGAGGTTTAAATAATGAGCTTGTTGTAAAATCAGCTAACTTATGAGTATTATTTGATTTTGATTTCTTTGCTGAAATATTTTGTGTATCATTAAATTCATGTTCTCCTACTGTACATTGATATTCATGTTCATACATTAAATGTGTTCCTTGAAATTGTAGTGTATTTATTCCTCTATTTCCTACTTGGAATATACTTTGGAAATTTGTACCTCCTATAGAAGCAGTTCCTACTCCAGCAGTGTTTAAAATATGGTGATATTTAGGATGAGTTATTGTTGCAAACCCATTTTGATAAAATATATTTCCTATATAAGGAGATCCATTTATACTTTCTGATATATTATTAATCATGCTCGTATGATATCCTCTAGACCATATATTAATATTACTTATATCCCCATTAAATCCCCTATGAAAGTTACTTGAACTATTTACATAATTTCCAATTACAAAACCATTTTCAATACTTGAAGATTGTACTCCCCCACTTTTATCGATAGTTATATCACCACTAGATCCTATATAAAGATCAGCGGTATTTCTTGTTTGGTCTTTAAAAGATACAGGAGTAGTAGATATTTTGACTGCATCTCTCCAAATCTCCATTTTGGATGCTGAATTTTGGCAAAAAATATGTATAGGATTAAAATTATTGTTATATACTCCTGTTATTTCGGTGGTAATTGATATTATTTTGTTCCCGTCTGACATATTAAAATATAAGGAACTACTTTGCATATATATTTCATAAGGGAATCTATTTTCTGCTTTTACTACTTTAGAAATATCTTTAAGATTAAGGTTTGTGGGGTTTGTAGGATCTTTATAATAATGAGAGTGGATGTTTTTTGTGTTGCTTTTAGATAAAATGTATCTTTTTTTATTATCTACTAATTGTTTAACATAATTTTCTATTACAAAACCATTTTCTATTGTTGATGATCCTATACTTCCACTTGTTGTTACATGTTTTGGTTTTATCCAAAAAGATATTGAGAAATCTTCATCTCCATTAAAATTAAATTTTTCTGAGTGGGATGATGATATTAAAGATCCTGTTGTGCTGTTAAAGGATATTTTTGGGAATTTATGAGAAGTGCTTCCTAATGAAGAAGTGTTAAAAGTTACATTATTATAATGTATGTTATTCATAAAATAACTATCATCCTTATCTAAACCATAAAATAGTATTGGTTTTCTTTGACCTGTTGTGTAAGTTGTAGGTTCATTAGTATCTATCCTAGTTCCTCTTCTCCATTTATTTTTATGATAAACTTTTTGATGGTTGGATTTTGGTGCTGCTCCTATAATTCCTTCTTCAATTTGATCTTTTGTGGTGGTGAAAGCTTCTTCAGAAATTGTAGCATATCCTTCATGTACTCCTAAGTCATATCTTTCAAAACCTTTTATAGGATCTAATCTAAATACATTTTGTTGAGGATTATCAGGATAAAGGGTTGTATCATATTGAATTCCACTTCCACTAAGTAATAAATTACCAAATTTATCATCTATTATACTATATTCACTTGATGATAAATAAAAAGAACCTGGTTTTATTTCATTACCATATAACCCCATAGGAATGGAAAGTATATTTAATTTTTCATATAAATTTCTAGGTTGTTTTATATATTCTATAGGTCCTAATTTATCATGAATTTGAGAATGATAATTTCTATAATAAAGTTTATCTACTTGATTATATTTAAGTATATTAATAGAATCAGCTGAAGCACTTCCACTACTATAAATGTCATAAGACTCAGAAGTCCATCTTGCATTATAAAAAGAAACGGAATTTGTTGATGCCGAAGCAGAAGTAAAATTATACTGTTTGTGAGCGTTAAAGGGTATTATTGCTTGATCTTGAGCTGTAAATTGTTTGTAGACGTATGCCATTTAATTAACATTTTAGTAGTCTAATTTAACTCTTATAAGGGCTTCTTTTGTAAAATCTTTTGCTACTGGTTGACTTAATTTTGCAACAGCAACTAATTCTGCTGCATTGTTATATAAACCAACAGTAGTTATAAATACTCTAGGATTAAATTGCATAGTACTATGTAATATTCTATTATCACTATCTGTAAATGATTCATTGTTTGTATAATTAAATTCTGAATTTCTTGCTCTAACAAAATAATATTTACTGTTGATTTGTTCTTCTGTATCTACTATAAAAGTACCTCCACCTACTATAGCGTCAAAAAATCTTTGATGTGGTTTATCATAAGTTGTTTGATTACCATTATTAACAGCATTACTTGTTCCTGCTGTACCAAAAGAAGCACTAAATGCATCTCCATTTAAGATTATAAGACCTGCATGTGGGTAAAAATAACCAAAACAAGAAGCACTAGTATTAATTGTTAATTGGTTTGCTGAAGAACCTTGCATTGATCCGTTTGATCCTGACACTACATGATAATATCCCCCTAAATTAGCACCTACATAATTAGGATTAGTAACTGTTGCCCCACGAGTAACACTATCATCTGTTAAGTGGATTATATCATTAGCACCTCCACCACTTCCTGTTCCTTCTACTGGAGATCCTGATATGTGTAAATTTAAAGAACCTGCAGATAATTTTTGTTTATATCTTGATCTGTTTACATTAATTACATAAATACTTTCTGGTGTATGGTTCCCAAAAGTAAATTTGTCTGTTTCATTATCAAATACTAAATTTCTATATTGTCCATATACTACTCTAGAAGCCCCTACACCTAAAGAACCTGTGTCATTTGTAAAATCAGGAGATCCTGATCCTAAATGGTTTCCATAAGCTACAGCCATTTGGACTTCAGCTATTGTAGAACCTGTTACTGCGTTATATACATCTATGTAAAACATTCCTGAACTTGTTGGCGAAGTCATTCCTGAATCCCCTCCTTGAATTGAAGAAGTATATCCTGTTAGTACGTTTAAATCGTTTGTGTTGTTTGTCCAAGTTGATGTTATTAAGGATGTTGGTCCTAAATCTACTATATCGTTAGCTTGATTGAAAGGTGATAAGCTCATTTTTTAATTTTTAAGATTTGTTAACTATTATTTGAAGAGTTTTTCTTGCCCCTGTTGATCTACCTTCAATTATTAATGTTGTTGTTATAGAATCTGTACCTGATGGGAATAAAGCGTCCTCATTAGTAGGTACTATAGTAAGTACATTACCACTTACGTGTTCTGCTATTGCTTCTGTACCACCATAAGTATCTAATTCTGATGGGGAACCTGCAGAAGAATCTGAATTCATAGAAGTTAAATAATTAAAGTTTACTACTGTGAATTTATATCCTGCTCCTTCTACTCCTGCCCCCGAAGCAATATTTGTCATATTGTGTGTTTGTGGGGAGATAGAATCTCCTATTCCTCCTTTTGTTAATGTAATAGTATTATTTGTAATTCCTGGAACTGATATAAAAGGTAGAAGTGATTTTCCTCTACTTAAAGTAATTAATTGTGATTTCATCATATTAGAACCATCAGGAATAGCCTCAATTAAAGGCATATTTTCGATTGCTTCTGCTGCATATTGTGTTCCATTAGGGTGATTTTCATTAAATAAAGTATAATCAATCTCATCATCACCTAAAGCGAATTGTGTAATTCTAAAACTGCCATCATTTCTGGAAAGAAGTTCACGTCCTCTTTTTGTTAAAATTGCATCTACTGTGATGCTGCTGTTGTCTAAGTATCCCATTGTTTTTGTTATTTGTTATAAATATAATATTTTTTAAGAAATATGATTTTTTGTTTAATTAATTTATATCATCTGATAATTGTACTTGAGTGTTTGGAGAAGAAGGTATTATTCCTGCTTGTTGTAGATAAAAATTTATATTGTTTTTTATTTTAGGAATTGTATCTTTAGGGATAATTACTATCCCTTTTGTCCCAATACCATTAAATAATTCTGCGTCTTTGTTTAAATTGGTTATTAATGTGTGATCTTTATCTAAAAAAGATAATTGGTAATCAAATGAACCTGAATAATAATTACTAGCAGACATAGAGCTTGATAAAGATTGCCCATAAGAAATTCCTGCGCTTGCTGATTGAACATTTTTATACCCTACTACTCCTATATGTCCCCCTTGTACAAATACACTTGCTGTTGTTACTTTATCTATATTAATACCAAGTTGTAATTTATTTCCTACTTGAAAAGGTTGATTAGTACCATAAGGTACACAACCTCCTAAAGTAGTAGATCCCGTTATATAAGCTGTTTGGAAGTCATCAAGAAATGTTTCTCCTAAAGGTTCAAATCTATTATCATTTATTCCCTTAAGTCTAATTTCGTGGGTTTTAGGTAAATAATCATTACATGGTCCCCCTATATCTAATTGTGTTTGATTACTATCTACTTCAAATGTGCCTATACTTCTTTCATCATGAGCACTACTTGTATTTGTTTCACTTAAACTAAAATCTTTAACACCGCTAAATAAAGTTAAATGTAATTCTGTATCTTCTTGGTTGGCTCTTAAATAATCTAGAGTTTGTATTCCAATAAATTTACTTGCAGAGCCTAATCCTGATGATTTTAAAACATCCTCATTAGATGTTGCTGTTCCTGGTTGTGAAGGTTCATTTATAGTTCCGTAACTTCCTGTATAGTATATTTGTGTGAATTTATTTTCAATAATAGAAGCGGATTCAAATGAGGGACCTATTCTATCTAAAGCAAAACCATGTCCCTCCCCTAATCCTCCTCCTCCTATCATTTCTACTGTACCATATCTAAATCTTACTATTTCTCTATTATCTACTCCAATAGGGGGAGGAACTAATGATATTCCTTCTTCAAAAGTATTAGATTGTGTAGATCCTTTTTTATATAAATATATTGAATTATTTTCAGTTAAATGTCTATCAGAAGGATGAAATGTATAATCAAAAGTTTTTAATAAAAAACCTTTATTCATTTTAACTTTATATGCGTTTGCTCCTTTTAAATTATTAGCTATAGACTCATCTATTAACTTAATACTAAAACTATTTTGGGTAGGTAAATCATTTGTAATAAAAGTATGAAATGAATCAAAATTTTCTGTTTGTTTATCTATTAGTTGAACTTCATCTGTGACTGGGTTTATAAGTAGTATTTGGTGTATGTTTATATAAGAATGATTTTGTATTTTAGTAAATTGAGGATCTTCTGTCCCCCCAATAACTGTATTAGATATGTAAAGGGTTGTTGTTTCATTTTTTAAATTAGCGTTTAATCCTGATGGGTTTATAGTGTCCCCAATATAATCTATTTTATCTGGATATAATCCTACTTGAAAACCACCAGGCATTCCCAGAGGAGAGGCACCGTGTTCTATTTCTTGATCTTCACCTACACCTATTACAAAAGGAGTACTAGTATTTCCTATTATCATCTCTCCTAAGCTTAGACCTCTTTGTACTATTGAAGATACTCCTATTCCCCCTGGTGTTGTTTGTTGAGGAGTATATTTGTTTATTTCTTTTGTTCTAACTTTACACCCATCATATCTTGAATTTTTCCAATGTATTTGGTCTACTAAGGCATCGTCAAATTCAGCAGTAAATAATCTGTCTGCTAAGCTTTTAGATGGTTGTTGTTGTATATATAACGGCATTTTTATAATGAATAAGTTGTATATTTAAAATATTTTTTAGATTTTCTACCTACTGTAATATTTCCTAATAATGTATTTGATGTGTGGGTTTTATATTGTTTTGGGTCTGATGGATTAACTGTTTGGGTAAAACCAACTATAAAATTACTTCCAATTACTGCTGATCCCACACCTGGTTGTACAGTAGGTATATAATCCTCAACTATAAAGCCACTTTCTATAGTTGAATGACCTACTCCTCTTAAATTTCCTCCCCCATATAAGTAATAATTTCCTATAACAAAACCACCTCCTACAGCTGCAGCACCTATTCCATAATGTCTTCTGTTTGGTCTTACAGGTCTTATTGGTGCTTGACATGATTGACCATTATTTGAATGGATAGCTCCAAAATGATTTTTTAATCTTTTAAAAGGATCCATATAATCATCATATATTTCTATGGTTCCATTGGTTCCTTGTTCTAATCTATCACTATATTTACTTGAAGTTACAAAAGTTAAATTATTATTACTAACAACATAACTTCCTGGTTCCCACTGTCCTATTGTAGAAAGGATATTTGATGATGTTGCAAAAGGATCTTCTGTGTTTATAAGTGAACCTGTTCCATCTTTTTTATATAAATTTGTAGGGGCAAAAGCAAATGCTTTATTTTTTGCATTATAAGTTTCTATTTGAGCTTCAAAAGTTTGATGTGAACCTGTGGTCATTGTCTGACCATCACTTCTTATAGGTACTTCTCTTTGGAATTTTGATCTTTCAAGGTATGTTGGTTCTATTAATAAGCCTGTTTTTGTATTTGCTTTAAAAGGGACAAAATTTTCTATTATTTTAAAAAGAGTATGATCATAATCTTGTATTAATCTAATATAATCCCAATAATTATATCTTCCTCTTAATTTTTTATTATAAACTTTTTGAATATCTTTTAAGCTTTCATAAAGGGAAGCAGATTGAGCTGAAGGTAGAGGATTACCTATATAATCATCTAATCTAAAAGATCCTAAAGTATAAATTATATCTTCATTTATTTCAGTTGTAGGTGAAAAATATATACCTAAATCTTCAAAATCTTGTGGTTGTCTGTCTAATGTAGATGTTTCTGTTTTATGATCTACTGATAATATATTGTCTGAGGGGATTGTTCCTGTGTCTATTCTTACTTTTTCACTAGTCATAGAAGCACCTACTGTGTCTGGTGTAGGTAAATGGTGTGTTTCTATTACTTCTTCCCATTCTTGAGAAGCTAAACTACTTGAAACTCTTCTATTATAATTTCCAATTATAAAACCATTTTGAATAGGTGAATAATTTACTCCTGAAAATTCTAAATGGTTATTTTCTATATTAGGATGAAAACTTCCACTATCTTCTTGATCATTTGATCCTAAAGGTAATCTTAATACTACAGTTTCTAAAGAAGAAGAAGGTGTATTACCACTATACATAAAAGGTTCAAGTGCATGTTTTTTAAGAGTTTCATGTGACAATAATTCTCCAAAATGATATTTAATTTCTTGAATTGAACCTGAAAAACGTAATGCACCTATTTTATGTGTACTACTAGCATTATAAGCTGCGTGTAAATTTGTAGGTATACCCCCAAAATGGGCGTTTAAAGCTCCTCCTATATTATTACCCCCGTTAAAAGGATCTCCAAAGGTTACTTGTCTATCTGCTTTTGTTTGTGCTACACTTTCTGTATATGCAGATACATGTTTTAGCCAATTAGCTTGATATGCCCCAAATGTTATATCGTTAGTTGCTGCTGTACTTCCTGATACTCCTATATAAATATTCCAAAAATCTCCGTTGTATACTGGGAAAGGTGAGGTTGATTTAACTACTGTGTCATTAATAATTAAATCTATTTGACCATGTTGAGATGCGTCATTAGATGCTGATATGTCTGATCCTACATAAGTTGTTAATCTTAATGTTGGGTCTTTAGTTGCATCACTTCCTGATAATGTAAATAAATGTTGATGAGAATCATCAATTAATCTAATAGGTTTAATTCTAAATTCAACTGTTTTAGCTGAAGCAGAAAGAGCATCTGTTAGAGAAGAAGACCATTTTGTTGTGACAAAACTTCCTGTTGGGCCTGATTCTCCTTTTAATGCTAATCCTGATTTTTCATAACTAAAAGTTTTATAAGTACCAGAAGTATCTAAATCTTTTAAAGGTCCACTTAAAAGTGTATTTCCCCCATATTCTTTAACATTTAAAATAGTTCGAGGTACACCATAACAATTCATTAATGCATTTAATCCTCTTTCTGTTCCTTTAGTTTTTAAAAGATAAGGAGCGTTATGGTATAAACGTTTCCAAATTTCTTTTGTAATTTGTCCTTTAGGAATTGACCCTTGGTTTGAAGCTGTGACATATGTTTTTATTCCTCTTTCAACATTATAAAAAGTATTTGTATTACTTCCTATAACCCATTGACCAATTACTGCGTTTCCTATTGTATTATCATATAAACCTTCTCCTAAAATGTATTCTAATAAATCTGTATTTTCAAATTGGTCAAAAGTATCTATACCTAAGTTTTTAAGTTGATAATAAACTAATTCTTTTGAAATACCAAATTTATTATCTGCATTGTGTATTTCTGTTAGGTGTTTTATATATGTCCATATATGATCAAAATGTTGACCCATCATGTTTACAAATTTAATATATAAACTATTATTAGAGTTATCTAATATATGTTCTGGTGTTATTTTTAGTAAATTATGTGGGTTTTCTCTATCATATAGGGAAGCTGATAATAATTGACCCCCATAATTATTAAATACACTCTCTTCATTTCCTAACCATGTTATTGCTTGGGAAGAGGTTATTGAATATAATTTATAAGGGGTTGTTGTATTTTGTTTAGGCCAATCATAAAGACTACCTGAGTTAAAATATAAAAAATGCTCATATCCATCAAATTCTTTTATTAAATTTCTTTTTTTAGTTTTAAAATTTCCTATAATATTTTTATAAGTATTAGAATCTGTAAGTGTTCCTTGTATTAATTCTGTTTCTATTATTTGTGATTCAAGTGATTCTATTGATTTTAATTTAAATTTAAAATTCTTTAGTCTTTCTACAGCACTACTAAAATGAGTAAAGTTTTCAAAATGGTAAGGTCTATCAAGTTCTTCCATACTTGAAGATACATTTCTTATATGATCATATTGTATATTTACTGTGTCTGGGTTTTCTAATTTATTTAATAAATGGTTATAAGAAGAAGTTATATTATAGCTTAATATATCATTATAAGTCTTAAATGCAGAGGGAATAGAGCTTTTTTGTCTTGTATTTATTTGGAAATTAGGACCCCTCAGTTCAATACTATCATCTATTATCTCCTGTCCCCCTAAATCAATATCCACAGAAATGGGATCTGATATTTCTTCTACAATTTTAAAGGTAGAGGTTTTATTTATATCTGTAGGTAGAGGTTCTAGTGTTTTTAATATTAATTCATGTTTTAATGTATCCTTATTTAACATTAAATTGATTCCTGATACTAATACTCCCCCACTAAAGTTTAAAAGAAATTCTTTAAAATAAGATGCACTTTCTACTTCTAAAATAAAATTAAGTATAGCTTCATCAAATAAATCATTATTAGTACCTTCAGCTATTGATTTTATTTCTCTACGAGAGGTAGATATTTCTTTAATAGAAAAAGGAAAATGTGATGAATGGAATATTTTATTTCTATGAAGATGTACTTTTAAAATATATTGTCCCGAAATATATCCTCTATCTGTTAGTATTTTTTCTGGGTTAAATGATATCTCGTTTTTATCCTCATTTAATTCATAATCTTGAAAATTTGTTTCTGAGTATATTAATTGTCCCGCTGTGTTTTGTATGTGAAGTTCTATATAATCTTCTTCTCTACCAAAAGTTGTTTGTATGGTTTTTGAAGATACTTCTGGTCCTAAACTAACTGAATCATCATAAGTAGTTTCACGATCATTTGTTGAAATATTTGTTGAAGAATATTCGGATACTGTTTTATTAGTATTTGTTGAAGTATTTGTTGAAGAATATGCCATTATATGTTATTTATCCGGTATAAGTATTAAAGGGTAGGACTTTTCCCGTGTTAGTTGTATAAGTAGATATATTTATGTCTTCTTCTTTTTCAATTCGAGGTCCTCTAGGGATACCATTTATTGTAGCTGAAGGTACGTTTATTGACCAATTTTTTTTTGATTTGTTAGTTTTTCTAAGACTATCTTTTACTTTTTGTATCAACTCCTCTCCTATTATTTTTCTTCTTTTTCCTGATTGTATGTAATAATAATTTTCAGTTCCATACATATTTAAAACTGTGTTATTTTGAAAAATAGGATGGAATTTCTCAATAGAATCTATTTCTATTTGAGTTCTTTCTATTTCTTCCTGTAAACCCATTTCTGTTAGTTTTTTAGGGTTAATATAATCTATTACATATTGTAAACTTTGTTCTGCAAAAAATTTATGGACTATTTTTAGAATGTTATAAAATTTAGTATTATATATGTTAAAAAACTCATTTATGTTTCTTTTTATTGGTCCAAATTCAACAAATTCCTCATCTAAAATATCTCTTGCTTTTTTAGATTCATATATTGTTCTTTTTAGTTTTGAATTAATCATTTTATTATTATATTTTTTACCAATTGTAATTAGGTGTAATTAATGATGCATCATAGTTATTACCTCCATTTTTAGGATTAAAAGGGTTATCATTTTTATTATAATCTGCAAGGTATTGGTTTAATTTTACACCTTGTAGTCCTGGATAATATATTGAGGGGTTAGGTTTTCCATCAATAAACCAATCAAAATCTTTTTTAGAATCTCGTGTATATCCATAAACATCATCATCTAGATATTTATTTTTTTTATAAAATTGTGTACCAGAGTGTAAATTTATAAATACATTCCAATATGTGGTGCTAAATAGTCCCCCTTCCCTCTCACCATACAAAAATACACAATATTTTCCATTAATTTTTAAAATTGGTTGACCATACATCGAAATACCACTAGAACCCCCCGTTACCTTTGTTTTATAATAAACAAAATCAGGATTATTAAAATGGTTTTGTAAAGTAGAACTTTGTTCTAATGCTCCATAACAATTCCCTTGGACATTTAAAGGACCAACACACTCCTTATGTATCATTCTAGTTCCATAATTAGAATCTGAATCATAACGTGAAGTTAAGATATGTTTTTGTTTTGGATAACCTTGTGTAATTGCTTCCTGATTAGGAGCTCCTCCGTCTATTATGGCATAAAGTTTATGTGAACTCCCATTTCCATCTATTATTCCCCCAAATTGATTATAAGGGGACTTTAGTCTATAATTTAGTCTACTTCCTGGTTCTACATCAATTATTGAGGGAAATAATTTTCCTTCCCCCCATGTTTTCCATACCCCCAGAGTAGGTAAACTATGACCATATCCCTGTCTTGTTTCTTCTATTATTATTTCATCAGCTGAAGGTTTATAAAAATTAGAGTCTAAAGGATCATTGGTACCATTAATAAAATTGTCGGTATAAAACTTTTCATCTCTTGAAATAGTTATAGTTTTAGATTTTCCCCCCTGAATTGTAGTATAACCAGTTATTGATTCAAAATCAGCTGATGGATCTATATCTCGTTGTGTTTTTACTTTACAACTCCCCCCAGGGTCAAGATACCAATATCCCCCCATTATACCACCATGTTCATACTCTGAAAGATCATAATCATAACCCTCTTCACCATATTTATATTTGTAAAATCTTTCTCTTCCTTCACATGTAAGTTCTATTCTTATTTCTGAATATATGAAATCATCTCCTTGATCTGTGATTGTTTTTATATTTAAATCATCCCCACTATTTATATCTTCTCCATTCTTTATACCGTTTAATTCTGTTGGGGTGAGATATCTAAAATTTGGAGATTCATCTAATTTATTATATTCTTCTCCTGTATAAACTTCTTCTCCTTTTGCTTGTCTTAATAATCTATGCCAATATCCCCCTACATCTCCATCTGAGTTTCTTCCTAATTTTCTTTTAAATCCTTGTTGGATATACCATATATCTGAATTTGGTTCATCTGGATAGGTTGTTCCTTGTTGTACCAAAGTCCCATTATCGTAAATAGGATGTGTAGGTTCCATTCGGGGGATAGATCCTGATAAATAAGTGTTATTTAATTCTAATAGAGTTTCTTCTTTTTCTGCTATTGAGTTTTCTAAATTCTCATTTATTTCAGGAAAAACAAAATCTGTGCTTTGTTCTATTATAGTTGTGTGTGATTGTTTACCTTTTTTAGGAATTTGAAAAAATAAATCATTATATATTCCTTTAATTTTTTCACTATCAAATTTTTCTTCCGATATTGCAACTTCCTTAAAAGAATCTGATATTTTTTCTTTTGCTGATTGGTTACTAATTACGTTTTTTAATAAAGGGAAATGTTCTTTATTCCCTCCTTTATAAGGGGTTGATAAGTAAATTTCAATTTCAGATTGAGACATCCCATACATTATGGCTTCCCAATTGGGGCATCCTGGAGTAGGAATAGGATGACATAAACTATTTTCCATTATCTTACTACTTTAAAGAAATATTTATCGTCATAAATTGTTGTACCATCAAGATTTATATGTTTTAATAATATGCGGTAATATCTTTCTGGTTGTAAACCCTTCATATTAAGATCAAAATAAGGGCTTGTTCCATCTGCACTTAGTTTTGTAAAATCGTCATGGAAGGGGATGACTTCTCTTTCTGTATGAGCGTCTCTTATACTGTAATTTGCGTTAGATTTAAAATATCCTGCATTTAAATAATTTGATTCATTGTCAAATGATCTTTCAGGATATTTATCTCTTATATGAATTCTAAATTTAGCTATTTCGTTTTGGTTATATTCTTTTTTATTACCAAAAAACGAAACTTGTAATTCACCACTTGTTTTGATTTGATTAGTTGAAAAGAGATTTGAAAGATAGGATTGATCATCCCACATAAAGGCTAATTTAGGTGGGTATATTGTATGAGTATCTGATGAGAAATATTGGATTTCGCCAAAACTACTAGATGCGTTTGATTCAACACTATCTAAAGTTTTAATTAAAAAACCATTATTAACTATTCCATCTGGATATAATTGTCCTGCACTTAGACTTGCACTCCATCTATGTACTATTTCTTTTACATCTATGTTTGTGTCTAGGCTTTCTCCTTTTATAAATTGTTGAGTACCATTAAAATTACTTCCTGTATACCAAGTTCCTCCTCCTGGTGTTAATACAGAAGAGCTTACAGATCCTGTACCTCCATTGCTTCCAAAATTATCTGTAACATCGGTTACTCCTGGCCATTCTGTTGCTGTTGTTGAATTATCTCTATATGTCCAAGATGTACCATTAGAAGCTGTTGGTGTATTTAAGTATCTTCCTGTTCCTTCATCCCATGATTGAGATACAGCGTATGCATTTAAAACATGTGTTGATACTATATTTTTTGCTTCTGCTACTGATAGTTGTAAGTTAACTGATGAAGATAATGAAGATGTAAAATCACCTTCCCCCATTAAAGAGATTGCATTTATAATATCTTCATTTTTGAATTTAATTAAAATCCTTGAAGGATGGTGATATTGGTCAGTAGATCCTGGTTCTTTTACAAGTTCAAGAAGTTCATCTTGTCCTGCATTCATTGTTTTTCTATCAGGATGGCTGTATAATGTTGTGTCTAATTCAGGAAAAATAAAGTGATATGCCATTTTAATATGTTGTTACACGTCCGTTAATATCTGTGTTAGGGAATTTTAATTCGAAAATACTTGGATCCATTGAAGGATAAATTACCCCATCTCTTGTTGCTTTAGTAAAACCATATTTATATTGAGAATAACCTTGAGCTTCTCCACTTACATTATTAAATGTAAGACTGTTTATTGTTTGTACTCCATCTACCCCCCCAATTAAATTCATTATTTCTGATATAATAATAGGTTGGTTTATTTGCCATTTATCTATGACAAAATAATTTTTTAATTCTGATATACATTCTAATAATACTAATTGATTATTAAAATTTTTAAATGTTGTTATTTCAAACTCTATTTGGAAATTAATCACAAATGCGTCTTTAATATTAATTGCATCTGTTAGCATTCTATATTGTTCTAAATAAGTTGCTAAGTTATTCTTAGTAGCATTGTTTAATGTTACTAAATACTTATCTGAATCATATCCTAAAGTATATAAATTTAAAGCTAGTGGGTTTGGGATACGGTTAGGTTCATTTGTTAGTGGAGAAATTTGATCATCTTGTGTTATATGAGCTTTAGCTACTCTACCAAGTTGGGAGGGCATAGATAAAGTTCTTATTAAATAGTCTTCTTTTGTAACTGTTCTTTGTTGACTAGAAAAATGAGCCATTGTATTCATTCTTATTTCTTCTAGTGTTTCTCCTGCTCCCCCTCCTCTTGCTGCTTGAACATTTGTACATGTTACAGAGGATTTTGCAAAGTTCATCATAGAAACATTCCCTCCAGGTTTATTAATAGTTGATAAAGTCCCAATTTGTGTTATTGTGTTTGAATTTACATTAGATGATAATCCCCCTCCTACAAGATAAGTAACTGTTATAGTTGTGTTTGAGGGTACTTCTCCATATGCTCGAGTATATAAAAAGTTTGAAGGGTCATAAGCTACATCTAATTTACTTCTTCCATCTTTAATTCCTAAACCAATATTATCTGGGTTTGGTATAATTTGTTCGTCTGCTTTATCACTTGTACCTGCTCCAAATTGAATATCTATACTGTTATCTGATCTTACTCTACTTATAAACCTTTTTGATGTTCTTTTTAATTTTAAAAGATAAGGTGTTTGGTTATTATATTGTTGTAAGGTAGGATCATTAGTTCCTAAATTTTCTACTTCTTCAAATATAGTATCTTGAGCCATATAAGGTACTTCTGACCATTTATTACCATCTGAATCTGTTATTGATTCTATAGAAATAATATTTGAATCAAATAAATTAATTGTTTTGAATTTTTCTGCTGGTCCTATTGTAAATGTTTGGGTTTTTATTTCCCCAGAAACCGCAGGTACTGTTTTTTTAAGTAAATAATATTCGGGATTATTTGAAACATCATATTGATATATACTTATTTCTGTAGGTTCAAATGATGATGAAAATCCAAATCTTGCGTCTTTAGTTGTATAAAAAGAGGGTCCTTCTGAAGAGAAAAATGTAGAATTTTGGTTTATAGTTAAAGCATAATCATAATCCGGTTCATAATTGTTACTTGAATCTGAAGGTACTAATTGAGATATATCTAAATTTACACTTGCTGCTGATGTTGTTTTAGGTTTATAACCCATAGAATAAGCTAAGTTGTATAAGTTTTTTTTATCTTGGGTTAAATTTAGAAATGATTCCCTTAATTGTGTATCAGTATAAAAAGATAAAACATCTCCTACATAAGCTGCCATTTCTAAAAACATCATTCCTGGATTACCTTCACTAAAATCATTAAAATTATCAGGAAAATATGTTTGGGTAAAATTTATTAGTTGGTTTTTAAAACCATTATAATCTTTACTTAAATATTTTACATCTTTATCTTGACTTTTATTTGATACTTTATTATATGCCATTAGTTAAAATTTAATTGTATTGAATTACTACTACCATCTAAAAGATAAACATATGATAAGCTAATAAATAATGCATGTTTATCTTCTGATTGGTTTGTTGATATATTTCTTAGTTGTATAGAAGGTATATAAGTGGATATTTGGGTTTGAATTTTTTCTTTTAATGTTTCTAGATCTATATTTTGTTCAAATAAAAGATTTTTCATACCTATTCCATAATTAGGTAAATTTATTCTTTCACCCGGATAAGTTAATAAAAGATTTAATAAATTAGCCTTTACTTGTTCTTTAACAGTTTCAGTTCCTGAAAACATATTTGTTTCATCCAAAGGAAAAGCTACCCCTATCTTAACGTTTTTATTAAGATCTAATGGGTTTATTCTTCTCCTTGAATTAATTATAGGCATTTGTTAGTTTCCTTTTTTCTTAGCTATTGCTTTCATTAAATCACTATAGTCTCTTGTTACTGCTTCTGCTACTGGTGCTGGCATATTTGCCGTTTCCATTATACTAGGAGCCATGGCTGTTTGTGTGTTAGTGTCTCCTTGTGCTGTTTCATTTAATAAATCATTTAATGAACTATTAGATGTAAAATTTTGTTTTGGGCGTTGTTTTACTGGTGTTGTACCCATAATTTGATCTCTTAATGATTGTTTTGTTGCTTCAGGAACTTCAACCTGTCTTTCAGTGTGTTCTACTATTGTTGGTTTAAGTTCACTACGTAAATCTTCTTTAAGTGATTTTATTTCTCTGCGTAAAGAGTAGTCTATTTCTTCTCTAACTACTTTTCTAATTAAATTTTCAAAAGTTTTTGCTTTCATGTTTGTTTGTGTTTATTATAAATATAAAATTTGTTTGTTTCTTATATGTTTATTTGTTCGACTTTAGTATTTTTAATTCTTTGAAGTTGTGTTCCTAAAGCATATACTCTTCTTATTGCTCTATTTTGTCCTTGAGCTATTAAACTTTCTAATAAATTTCCATAAAGTTCTTCAGCTTGAGCTATTATATCATCTAAAGTAAGAGATTGATCAATATTAACTCCAGTATTAGGGGGGTCAAGAACTGGAGGGTTTTCAGCTAACTGGAATTCATTACATTTATCTTCAAAATCCATTTCTAAATATATAATAAATGCTTTTAATTTATTTATCTCATCTACTATTATTTGGATATTACTTTTTATTAAAGTAATTTTTGCAAAAATATTATCTGCCATAGATGTATATTTATCTAATAATCTTGGTAAAGCTTGAAATAAATTTGTAAATTCTGCTATTTTTGCTTTAGCTAAATTTACTTTATTGTTTGTTTGGGCAATTGCTAAACCATTAACAGGTCCTCCTGTTCCTGGTGCTGATACATTAGCTGCTAAAATAGCAGGCGAAGCCATGATAACTTTTTGTAATATATTTGTTATAGGTTTTATGGCGTCTGTTATTTTTTTTATTCCTTCTATAGGATCAGGTATCGTAGGAGGATTAGGCATTTCTAGTTTTGCTTTTATTGAAATTGAGCCTATTTTATCTTCTAAACCAGTCATTACTGTTAATGCTCCTTGGGCTACTTCGTCTATTTGGTTTAATTGGTTTGTTAGCTCTATAGCCTTTTCTTTCATTTTATTTCTACCTGCTATACTACAAGAATCTTGATTTATATCTGAAGACAGCATTCGTATGATTTGCTCAGGGGTAAGAAGTTCGTCTTTAAGTTCCATTATTTTCTTCTTTCCTTCAGATATTACTTTTCGTTTAACATCAGTTATTACTCTACGTATACTAGTTGTTATATTATTTCTTACAGCTTGTGATGACATATTATACTAATTTTGTGTTTTGACTCATTATATCATCTATATTATTTCTTACAGCATCAATTTCTTCTTGTAAGCATATATAAATAGATCCATTAGCTGGGTTCATTCCTGTAGGGGTTCCTGCTGCTGTTGTTAAATGAGCTATATTATAACATACATCTATTGACATCATATCAAATAAATCTAATATTTGAGTTAATAATTCTTTTAATTCATGTCCTAAAACTGCAGGTTCTGTTGGTAATTCTCCTGAATTGTTTATTCCTAAATATATGTTAGGGGCATTTACTATAAATTTAGCATCTCCTAAATTGTCAGTGTCAAAATGAAAATTTCCATTTGTTGAAAAACCTATAGCTTTATCTGAGTATAAAAGTATTGCATCTTCTTTAGCATTAAAGACTAATCTATCCGAGTTTATTATTACTTGGTTTCCTTGATATGTTTTTGGGGATTCTGGTATAAATTTCATTTTATTGATTTTTCAATAGTTTTGGATTCGCTAATGCAATTCTGTGAGTAAAATTATCTAAATAAAAAGTATCTTCATCTTGATAAGTAATATGGACTTTGGGATCTTTTGAAGATACTGAGTTTATTTTATAGTTATCCCCCTTTATATAAGAAATATGGACCCAAGAAAAAGAAGGATGATAGTCAGAATAATTACCTCTTTCTGGATATTCCCATATTAATTGATGGTATTGGGGTATATTAAACACACACCAATTAAATAAGGTAGATGAGGGGGTATTATTTAAGAGAACTATATCTGCTGCATAACCATATATATGTTGACTATTTTCTACTCCTCCCAATAATTTGTTTACTTTTTTATTTCTATAAACTGAGGTTAATGCTAGGTCTTCTCCAAATTTATTGAATATAGGATTTATACAATGTTGAAATAATTCATGTAAATTGTTTATTATGTTAGATTTAATTAATTTAGGATCATTATAATTTCTATAATCAGACCCTGGGATATTATCTATTTCATTTTCATGTGCTATATTAGAATGAAGGGCTTGTCTATATTTAAAAGGTGGGTTTTCTTCTTCTCCCAATTTCATACCCCCTTCCCCTCTTGAAAAACCATCATTTCCCCCATAATGTGTTTGTGGGGGTATTGATAACTGATCAATTTTTTGGTATTCTGATTTAGCTATGTCATAATAAGCATAATCCGTTATATTTAATCTTTTTAAGTTTTTTAGGTCTTGAAGTTCCTTAGGGGGAATTCTAAGGGGGGATTTAAGTATAATATCCTCTTTAGTATCTCTATGTAATTTTTTATCTGATATGTTTAATTCTCTTTTACTCATTATAACATATGTTTGTAAGACATAGGGTGGTTTTCAGGGTATACTCCTGCTTTTTGGAAATTAGTTATTTGTTGATTTGAACATAAATAAATACTTGAATCATCTCCATCTATATCTTCTAATATATGTTCAAAGGAATTTCCTTGTTCCTTTCCTACTTGGCCATTTCTTATAATAGTAATAGGGTTTCCTATTTCTCCCTCATTACTCCAATTATTAGGTACCGGTTTTTCAGGAGCGTTTAGGTTTATAGTTGATCCAAATCTTATTGACTGTCCATATCTTCCTTCTAACATTATATCCCCTAAATAAGGTTGTAAAGGTCTTACATTTTCTACTTCTTTAAAATAATCTAAACCTGTTTCTACTCCTGCTTCTATTTCTTCAGGGGTAAATTCGCTTGGTTGTGCATTATGTTGGGGCGAACCATTAATATTAAGTGGGGGAAAATAATAACCACCTAAACCTCCTGTTGTAGGGTGATCATCTCTAGGTCCTCCTAATATATATACTATTTCATTAACTACAGGATATTGAGAAATATTATTAAATAAAGGTCTAGCAAAAGGAAGTTGTTTTGTAGAACGAGGTTTAGGTGCATTTAAATCATTATATCTAATATTACCAATAACATTAGCCGATCCCGACTGGGCCTGATCTACAGACTGCATTATTACTTCTAGAACTCTTACTGCTTTAATATTTGTGAACATCTGGTAATTGTTTTGGTTCTTCTACTGTTTTAGATATTTCTTCTGCAACATCCATTAATTGACTCATTTCTTCATCTGTTAATAGACCACCATCCCCACTTTGGGATGTACTTGTTGATAGACGTTGAACAATAGCCGCCATTTTTATTAATTGGTCGTCGTTTTTGACACTAATTTCCATATATTCCTTAATTAAAGGAACTACTACAGTAGCATCTCCTAAAGATTGAACTAAAGGACGTAATTCAGCAATTAAAGATGCAAGTTGTTTAGCTTTTTTCTTTTGATTACCGTGAATTTCTTTTAATAAATCTGAGAAAGATTTATCGTCAAATAATACTTGGTTTAATGGATCCATATTGTTTTGTTATAAATATGGAAAAATTTAGATTTTTACATATCCTGTTTCATTATATTCAGAATATAGTTCTTTATATTTTTTCTTTAATATTTTAGTTACTTTGGTTATAACAGGAGTATCTACTTGAGTCATTTCTCTAATATAGATATAAAGAGCTTTTTTATTAAAAATTTCTAAATTTTCTCTACGTTTAAAAAGTACATTTATAGCATCACAAACTTTTCTATCTTTATCTTTTTTAAACATAGTAAACATATATTTATCAATATATTCTGTGAGGTAATCTATAAAATCTTTTATTTCTTGTTTACGTCCATCCCTACCTAATTGATGTAAAACTCCCTCATCTTCATCTGCTTTTAAGACGTCTACTTTAGCTTTTTTCTTCTTATAATTGTTATTATTATATAATATAAGATAATTTTTTCCTACAATTGAAAAATAACTAAAAGCTTTTGAGCCCTTTTCTGGTTTAAAATAATCTAATTTTTCTAAAAGAAAACAAATTACTTCATGTTTTAAATCTTCTAAATCATCTACTTCTGTATAATAAAATTTAAATGTAT